TCCATCTTCGTTCGTGGGTTATCTGATCGTACATTTCTCCCCCTTTACCGAATGTGCCCCCTGAGTAATCGTGGAACATAAACACAGAGTGATCGCTGATCTCATACGAATCTGCTGCTAGGAAAATCATTGTGGCGGCAGGCATACAGTATCCCTCAACGGAACAGATAATGTGTGCTTTGGAATCTCCCGTACAACGAATAAATTGAATTGTAGACGAAACATCACCACCAACCGAATTGATGTGCATGTAGATGATATCGTTTTGTTGTGCGTTGCGCATAACGTCAAACGTATCGATGTATTCTTCTGATTGTTTGATGTCGCCATTCAGATAGATGTTGTAGATGTACCCGATTGGAATGGGGTTTCTTACAATATTTGTCACATTAACTTCTTTCATAATATCACTCATAATACATGATTCCTATGGATTTTTGCTCCCACAAAAGAATTGTAATATTCTTCAGGCTTCAATAAAACATCAAACTCCATTTGATACTTCAGTTCCCAATAACTACACTCACCCTTCGTTTTACAAAGCCTCAAGATTTCACGTTTAAATCTTGATTCTCCACTTTCTTCAACTAGTAACTTTACCTCTTCACTAGATCCGAAATATTTTTGCCAGTCCGATTCAGACTTGACGATTCGTTTTCTTGTCTTACCTTTAAGGGGTGGTTTCTTCTTTGTACTCCAAAACCACTTCTTGCCAATATATTTTTTGTTGTTATCTGTGTCGGTGATCTCATACACAAATCCGTAGTAGTCACCAATCATTTCAGAAGTAAATTCTTTACTTTCGTATATCCACATTATTCCTTTAGTAAGTCATCGTCCTCCTGCCACTCAAACATCTCGTCATCCCAATCTTCATCTTCATCAAGTTCATGAATAAAGTCTTCATCCAATTCTGCAGCACAGAATGGACAATGTTTGGGCTCGGTCTCAACATCCACGTAGTCTAATAAAAACTCTGAATTACATTCCTCGCAAAATACTCTAATAGTTGTCATAGTTACTCCTTTATTTATGACGCATCTCCCCAGACATCATCCCACTTTCCAACCATAGCACCCTTTGCGTAGTCAGTGCTGCGGTTCTCAAAAAAGTTAGTGTGTGTCGGGGCGTTAATCATTGCTTCTACCCAAGGTAATGGGTTGCGTTTTACTTTGAAGAGACCTTTCATACCTAGGCTGATCAACCGTCTATCTGCGATATAACGAATGTACTTTTTGACTTGTTCCGCTTCCAGACCTTCCATTGTTCCCATACTAAATGTCAAGTCAATAAACTTGTCTTCCAACTCTACCATCTTCTCAGCGATAGTGTAGATTTTACTTTTTAGATCATCTGTCCAAATGTCTCTGTTTTCTTCGATGTATGTACGGAACAACTTGATCATAGACTCAGCATGCATAGTCTCATCAACAATACTCCAAGTTACGATCTGACCCATACCTTTCATCTTCCCGTGTCTGGGAAAGTTTAGTAACATAATGAATGAACTAAACAACTGCATTCCTTCCGTGAACGCAGAAAATACCGCAATGTGTTTTGCGGTTGAAGACCTATCGCCGTTCTTCGAAGATATTCCAAGAACATAGTCGTGTTTCTCTTTCATCTCTTGATATTCGAGAAACTCAGAATAGGTAGATTCAGGCATTCCCACAGTTTCTATTAGATGCGAGTAAGCAGCGATGTGCAGCGCCTCACGAGCGGCAAACCCCATAAGCATCATTCGAACCTCTGGTTGAGGAAAATATGGTAAATAATTTTTTACGTATCCACCTGCGACATCAATGTCACCCTGCGTAAAAAACCTGAAGATATTCGTTAGAAAATATCTTTCTTCATCGGTAAGTTTTTTCTTCCAATCTTTTACATCTTCCAACATTGGAACTTCTGTATGAAGCCAGTGACTCTGTTCGTGTTTGAGCCACGCTTCATACGCCCACGGATAATTAAAAGGCTTGAAGTAAGTCCTCTCGTCAGTTAAAACTAATTCTTCCTTTTTCATATTATCCCTCACAGGCTAGACACAAATCGCCTTCAACGATTGCTTTCATGTCTAGTTCCTTAATTGCTTCTCTCTCTATTCTCTTTGCGACTTTATCTGCTTTTCCTATCTTCTCCGAACGGCAATAGTATAAAGTCTTCAATTTTTGTTTCCACGCCATAAAATGTACTGCGTGGATATACTTTAGATTTGCGTCAGGTCTAAAGAACAAATTCAATGACTGTGCTTGGTCAATGAATGTCTGTCGGTCTGATGCGTGTTGTACAATCCATCTCTGGTCGATTTCCATAGATGTTTTGAATACGTCTTTTTTATAATCGTCTAACCAAGTAAGATGCTGTACAGAGCCATCATTAGCGATGATAGAACTCCAAGTATCTTCGTACCAGTTAGCAGGTTTCTCTTTGGATTCTTCTGTAATCAGTTCATCCAAATACTTATTCTTGTGTAAGTGTGAGCCTGAGAGTGTGTCTTGTCGATAAGCGTTTGCTCTGTAAGGCTCAATAGAAGGTGAAGTATTCCCCATAATAATAGACGATGATGCATTAGGAGCAATCGCCATCATATGACAGAAACGCTTTCCTGTTCCATTAGCGTCTGGTGCAACACCACGTTCTTCACCCAACTCTAGATTTACTTCGTTTAGTTTCTTACTTATGTAGTTGAACATTCTATTGTTAGCAGAGACAGCCATTGCGCTTTCCCACGCAAGATTGTTCTTCTGCAGATACGCATGAAATCCTAGCGCACCAATACCAATACTTCTCTCACGCATCGCACTATACTTAGCACGAGAGATAGCAGCGGGAGCATTGTCAATGAAATACTGAAGAACGTTATCCAACATCTCAGCAACATCACGCAAGAACTGCGGATTCTTACTCCACGAATCATAGTACTCAAGATTGACAGAAGACAAACAACACACCGCAGTTCTATCTTTGTCTGTAGGCAGAATAATCTCAGAGCATAGATTAGATTGCTTGATAGACAATCCAAGGTCTTTCTGTGATTGAGGCATTGCTTCGTTAGACGTATCAATAAAATGAATGTAGGGTTCACCCGTCAGCATTCTATTCTCGATAATCTTCTGCCACAGATACTTAGCAGAGATTGTCTCACGCACTTCTGAATTATGCGGGTCTTTTAGTTCCCACGTATCGTCATAGTTAGAGTCAATCATACACTGCTCGATAATATTCATAAAGTCATCGGTGATGTTGATTCCGTGATGAAGATTCAGCGCTCGCATATTAGGGTCACCCGTTGGCTTGCGCATCTCTAGGAACTGCATAATGTCGGGGTGTGAGATATCCAAATACGTTGCGTAACTACCACGGCGTGTTCTACCTTGACGATATGCTAGACAACTTGCGTCATACGTTTTAAGATGTGGCATAATCCCAACAGACTTCTCGTCTGAACTACGAATGCCTACACCAATACCTACACCTCCACCAAGCATGCTTAGCCAGTTGACTTCTGATAAACATTCTACCAATCCTTCCGCACTGTCGTGGAGATATGGAAGAAAGCACGAGATAGGAAGACCTCGTGCGCTTCTACCGAATGATAGAATAGGTGTAGAATACGACAACCAGTGACGGCTGCTGTAATCATATAATCTTTGTGCGTGTTCTGGATTGCTTCCAAACTGCGAACTTACAAACGCAAATCTTTCTTGTGGTGATTCCTCGTCCTCTCTCATATACGACTCTTTAAGTCGTTTAATTCCTAGTTCATCAAATAATTCATCTCGTGTATAATCGATACTAATTCCGTGTACTACGTCTTTCATTTGTTTTTATATTCTCCAACTGTTAAATTCCAACATCAGCCTCGGCCCTGAGAATGTTCTTTCCTGTACCACTGATAGCAACTCTTCTTTACTTATACCACTAATAATCATATCATTTATATCTTTTTCTTTGTACGACTTAGGCCATATACAAACTGAAAATCCACTGTCGATAGCAGACTTCATATTGTTAACTATCTGCACGTTCCTAGGCTCGTTGTCATACATCAAGACAAGTTTATCTTTTGGTAAATGATTACCCACTACCTTAAGGTTTGCGTTACCCGCAGCAACACAATTCGGTAGGAATAAACTGTCTAAAGGGCCCTCAGTGACGTATATAGTTTTACTAGTATCGATGTCGTTTATCCCAAATATCATTGGGTCGTCATCATCGATTTTTAAGTTTAAGTATCTAAACTTTTCACCACGAATTGCTCTTGCGCTCAAGCCCACTAGTTTTCCTTTTTGGTTGTAGAAAGGAAGAACTAGTCTAGGCTCGTTCGTAAAAATCTTATCGTCGTATCCAGGTGCTAATTGTTTAAGATCTTGTATGTTGTCCACATAATAGAGGGTATTATATCTATCACATGGGATTTTTCTAGAATGCACGTATTTGACGATTTCGTGATTCTTATCAAACTTTTTTACTGGTGTTAGCAGCGTATCGAATAGCGAGTCTTTTTTGCTCTCAAACTTTACTGGTTTGAAAACATAGTTGTGTTCTTTGTGAGGTTTGTTTCCGTTCTCACCTGACATATATCTTTCTAGCGAGTATTCTTGATATAGATTAGGGTCTATAAACTTAATCAAGTTCCCAAGACTCATACTCGATTCACAGTTGTGACACTTGTAGAACATTGCTCCTTTCATACCAAAAAGGTATCCTCGGGCTTTAGTTCTACTTTTCTTACTGTCACCACACACTGGGCAACGAAAGTTATAAGAATAACTTCCTTTGCGCTTAAACTGGTCTAGATGTACGGATAGAATACCAATATACTTTTGGTCTAGCCACATGCTCATAATAAATGCTCAAAGTTTGCCGATGTCGTATGATATCAAAAATCGACAAGAAAGTCAACTATTTTTGGGTAAACATTCCCGATTTTCCATATCGAAGAAACAGCATTGCGCCTGTTGTTTCGTCTTCGATAATGATAGGGCGATTGGGATATTTCAATCCATACTCTCGAATTGCACAGCCGACTTCATCATCACCAACACATTCGTCATAGCGACGATATTTTTTTTTCCCAAAACGGGACTTGAGGTAGCGTTTAGTGTCCACTACAAAGACATCGTTGTTAGCGAATCTTCTCATTCGAATCGCTCGTTTTCCTTGCACAGATCCATCAAATCCGGCAATATTTCCACCACCAGCGGTGTTAACAATCTCTTCTACTAGATTGCTATTCTCTCCACTCAAATAAGTTTCGAGTCGTTCTTCTAAAAGCGTATCGTTTTCTTCTAACTCTTTACCTTCCTTGACTAACATCAAGGCTGCAGCATAAGATGCAAATCTACTCTTACCGCCTGGGATTTTCTCTAGAAGTTTTTTTAATTTGAGGATGATAAGGTCAAACTTCGTAAAAGACTTTTGCTCTTCGTTCGTAGTTCTATCCTTAGACTTTTTGAGAAGATTGCCTTGCGCATCGATAACACCTGTCTTGTACGCATCCCACTTATCATAGGGCGTAGTCAGCTTTCGCAAGATGCGATATACGAGGTATAAATCTACAAGGCCTGACATTATATCTTTTCCCTTAGTTTAAAAAGTAAATCTTCATCATACACCACAAGTATATCACAATAGTTGAGGAATATCAAGAATGAGTTAAGGATTGCTAAGTTCTTGTTCTCAACTTTAAATCTCAACATATGTACTGTACTGTCAACACCAAATACGTTCGAGAGGAATATAATATGATTTAATATTAACCTTTCTCTCAACTCACCTCTTTCTGCATACTTGTTTATTAGCCGTTTCACGTATCGAATCTTTTTTAGGTCGTCTAAAAATTCAAGAACCGATACGCAATTCGGATTATTATAATTTGCTATCGCAAACTCTTCAAAGTTATCATCATCAAGTGGGTACATATTAGAACGCAGTCAACGCTACCTTCTTAATTGTTCCCGCGTCTGTCACAACATAAATGAAGCCAGTATCCCAAAGAATAGTCCCAACAGCATATCCGTCAGTGTTAATACCATCAGATGGCGTTCCTGGCGTTGTCAACACTACTTTTGTTCCCGTTAGAGTGTCTGTAGATGTCAGCGTACCCGTAACAGTAGTATTGCCTGTGATATTCGCACCATTACCTACAACGGTAAGAGCGTCCGTTACAGTTAATGTTCCTGTAACAGTTGCTCCGCCTGTGGCTGTAATATTAGTAGTTGTTGTAGAGGATAACTCAAGTGAAGTCGTAGATGCGATGTCTACCTTAGCAACTGACAATTGTGTGGTGTTACCAAGTAAATCTTCAACTGTGATTTTCTTTGATACTGGAGTGACACCAGCGTCATCAACAATCATCATAACATCTGCGCCAACAGGGTCTGTTAGTGCAGTTAATGCTGTGAGTTTTTTATCTGCCATTTTCTTTCCTTATAATTTAAACCCAATTAAGGGAATGCTACTACCGGGACTCGGACCACTTCGGGGGTACCGGAGTACCCCCTATTACTTATATTATACAACAGTCAACAATACTGCGTCTGAAGTAACGGATGTCGCACCATCAGCGGATACAACAACACGGAATTGATTCAGAGTGACATAATCAGCATCAGTGCTTACAACGTCAAGTGTTGATGAAGTCGTACCAGCGGCAGCAGTCGAATTAGCCCAGTTGTTACCACCATCAGTAGAAACTTCCCACTGGAATGAGAGAGCGATTGCAGGATCAACTGAAGCAGCAACAACGAATTGCGCAGGATCAGGCGATGTTACGCTCGCAGCAGCAGGCTGTGCGTCAATCGTAATTGTGCGGTCAACGACTGTAGCGTCTTCAACTGCAGTATCACCAGTAACACCAAGGTCACCAGCGTCAGCGGCAGAACGAATCATTGGTACGAGACACTCTGCTTTGTGGCGAGTATTACCATATCCGTCTGTATACGTTTCATACAACCACCAGCCAGGACCATTCAAGCCACGAGCTTGGTTCTCTGCTTGCTGTGATTCTTCAAAGTCGATGAAAAACAGATTCTCAGGCGTCTTTTGGAATGTGTCAGTAGCACTTCCAGCACCACCAGCAGTGATTACAGTTTCTGTACCAGCAGCAGCGTCTACTGCGCTGTCAGCAACTTGAAAGCTGTTTGAGTCAACTCGAATTACAAATTTGATATCGCCACTAGTCAAACCTACGATTGGGTTTGCAGTATTGCTATACGTAACTCGGTCCCCCGTAACGAAGCCATGTCGATTTGCAGTAATAGTGTTAGCTGCAACAGTCTGGCCATCTACGGTAACTGAGGGAGCGATATATTTCGGAGCGGCAGCGAGTGCGTCCGTATTTCCCCATAATGCCATAATAGTTCTCCTATTAATTTACCTATGTTCTATTTATAAAAACTATTCACCAACCTTTGGATTGATAGTTACTTTTTCTTTTTTGCCGCTAATCTTCTTAGCATCATCGTTTTCAGAAGGCTCTTCTTTTTTGCTTTCCTTCTTCATTGCTTTTTTGATTGCTTTGCGACGATTGTGCAAATACTTATCTGACTTATCTACGTCACCGTCGTTGTCGATATCAGCATCTGCTTTACCTACAGGGTCAAGCGCTTCGTTGCGTTGTGCTGCATAGTAAGCACCTTTTGCCATACGAATACGCTCTTCTTTTGTCTTACCGTCAAAGCGCTTATCATCAGAGTGTACAAAGTCGCTTATCCATCTGTCGATAGAATCAGATGGGCTCAACTTTTCTGCTAACGTTTCTTCTCCCATCATTTGCTTGAGAGTTTGTGTCACTAACTTCTTAGCAGCAAGCTTGTTTCCACCAGTCAGTTTCTTAGCAACAGCAGCAATAGCTTGATCAACGTTTTGCGTAGGACCCATAATTGCTTCAACTTTCTTCATAACTGCTTTATCAGCATTAGATGCAATTTTAGATTCTTCGATTTCCTTTCCTGAGATACGGTCACGGAAATACTTCTTCATTTCTGTGTCTGGAACACGCTTGACCATTTGAATATAGTCAGGCTTCTTGAGCAATCGTCTAAGAGTATTTTTTACTCCACCGACGCTATCACCCTGAACAAATGTTGTTGGCATACCTTCGATTTCAACTTTGTACATTGATTCTTCTTCTAACGGTTCCCAACCTTCACTCATGTATTCTGAAGGCTTCATTTTGACATTATGTGTCAAACGAAGTTCTGATGCTGCAAACTGTGACAACCATCGAATCTTTGCTTTCGCCATTGTCATCAGTTCATCTTTACTAAGACTAGCAATAAACTTCTTTGCTTTCTTGTAAGCAGGTCCAGCAACATTTACTTTCTCGATGCTGCCATATGCTTTTCTCAGTTGAGCAATCTGTGAAGGCGTCATCTTAGATACTTCGACTTCTTTACCGCCTGTTTTGACCATTACTTCCATCAAATCGATTTCGTTGTCAAGTTCTACTGACTCCTTCATACCCTTGATGTGGTTAATAGCTGCTTTTCTTGCTTTGGTAAATGATTGAAAGGTTTCCCACTCTTTTTCGTCAATGTATACAACAACTGGAGAATTCATCTTCCCGCCTTTACTATAGTGACGGTGACTGTGATATTTACCATTCGCATCCTTATATTCATAAGCACCAAGAAACTTCATACCATCAGGAACTTTTGGTGCTTCATCAAGTTCGACCGACTCTTTCTGAATCTTCATAATGGCAGTTTTAACTTGTATGTCATTACGATACGGGCCCATAGCCCCATTCTTAGACTTGTTAATCAGATATCGATATCCATTCTTATCTTTGCGAATGATAATGTTACCTGCTTCAAGTTCTTTGCGAGTGAATGCTGTTTGATTCTCTTCAAGTTCTACTTCTTCTTGTCTGTTTTTCCAAGCAGTAGCCGACATCGAAGTGCCTTTGGGATAATCTTTAGTAGTCAACGCACGTTGTTTGCTCATCTTTTTCTGAGAGTCTTTAAACTTCTGAGCAGACATCGAGGTACCCTTGGGATAATCACTGGTTTTCAGTGCTGCTTCATCAAGATCTACTGATTCACCCATTACTTTCATGTTATCTAATTGTTTGTTAGAAATGGGTTTTTTAAGAGGTTGTACTTTGCCCTTGATACGGGATGCCATCATCTTTGCTTCACGTTCAGAACTGGTGCCACCTGCAATCTTCCCATCTTTATCACGAACAATGAATGAGTATTTCTCATCAAGTTCGAGTGACTCTTTTGCATACTTCTTCTTGGCTTCTTCCAACTCTTCCTCTTCGATATACTGTTCAACAAGTTCTTTTCTGAAAGACGAAAACTTCTTGCCTTCTACTGTATATGTCGCTTTTGAAATGTTTGATTTGTTCATCGTTACTCTCTTCCCAATGTGTTTAATCAACTCTATTACTTTGTCAATAGGGCTTCTTTCAATATAGTTAGACGATAGTTTTTTCGCAGCATCTTTGATTTGACCCTGCGTAACTTTCAATGCTTCATCAATATTGTCTGTCATAACCCCGGCCCAGTTCCTAAGTTTGCTACCAAGGCTGTCACAATCGCCAGCCCGATACCCAATAAAATCTTTGACATTAGGTCCATCCTTGCACCTAATGACGTTACTCTTTCATCAACATCATCAATAGACGCTGATAGACGATTGACCCTTTCATACGCTTCTGACCTGCGTGTCTCTAAATCCTGTATCTTACTCTCAACTCGTGCGAGTGTTACAGTCACTTCAGTAAGGCGGTCAATCTTCTCCTCAATACGAAGAAGTCGTTCTTCAGACATTGTTTACCTCTTAGTTATCTACTTTTGCGCTCGCACGCCATTGATAACACGACCAATATCTGGCTTTCCACTTGGGACCAGGATTGTCGCACCCGTGTCTCGCCCTGAAAGATTTTCTTCTTTCTGGGTCGTCTCTCTTGATTTCCATATTTGGGTCGCCAAAAGTCACTTTTACAACATTCCCTTTATCGTTCTTTACATAAACCCCAAACTTTTTCTTAGACCCAGAAGGCAGTCTAAAAGGGTTGTTCAGTTCTACTTTCTTACCCTGATATTCTGATTCTGTAATCTCAAGTTCTTCGTATATTGATTCGCAAGTACAGTCGATGGAATCGGCTCTATGTTCTTTGAATGATTTCATTTCTTCTCTCCAAACACTTCAGCGAACTCATCATCGACTCGCTCGTGAATCTTCTTAATGCGTTGTGTATTGACATCGTTCAAAGCATTCATAACTGAATCGACTGAATACTTCATCGTAACGATATCTGGATTCTGACCAGGCGTTGCTCTAGCATAGTAGATGCGAGAGTCGTCTGTGCCATACTCCAAAACTTTTTCCTGTAGGTCTGCGTCAGTATCTCCGTTAGCAAGGAAAGTATTTACTCGTGAAAATGCAACTTGCTGAGGAGTCTTGAACCGTTCATCTTCGTATGATTCCAAACCACGATTGTATACTTCTAGCACAATGTCAAACGGAACTTCATGACGGATTGCTTTGTTTCGAAGATTAGAATACTCTTCGTAGAATCCTTCAATGTCTTCTAACTCTTCTTTACCAAGGTCTAACATTGCTTCGATAATAGCAGACTCAGAGTATTCCTCATCATCATCGTCTTCTTCGTCTTCCTCTTCTTCGTAATATTCGAGGAAGTCTCGCACAGTAGAAATGTAGTCAGCAGCAAGAGTGATTTTAGACAGAACCCATTCATCAGGCTCTTCTTCCATAGAATCCATTAGTTCAATAATAGCAACAGCATCTTCTGCGATGTCGTACAGTTGCGCTTCTGCCATCTCTAAGCCGTCAGTGTCAGGCTCATCATAGTTCTCGATAAACAGATTATCAAACTCCAAATCCAATTCTTCTTTGCTCATTCCACGCTTTCTTTCGATTTCTTTTCTGCGGAATTGAGGAGTTAGCCTTGCAGCTAAGCGCCCGATGACCTTCTTCATCTTTTCAGCGCGACGGTCTACTGTAATTTTTTGTGCTGTGGATAGCTTAGAATACGATTTGCCACCCGCGAATCTCTTCTTGAGAACGTTTCGGGCACCTCGTTTGGCTCTTTTTGTGATACGTGCTTTATCAGCAAATCGACGCATCTGTAACGCTCGTTGTCTCTTAATACGAGCCTTACGACGGCGAAGTTGCATTCCACGCTTACGGCGTTGACGCAGATTTAATACTGCTTCGTTTTGATTTTCCATTGGAGTTTACCTTAGTCTTATCCATGTACAGGTTTGCCTTAGCCTTACTGCACTTCATTATGTTATTTATGATTATTTAACTTTTGACTCCCATCCCTTTCTTTAGATCGTCAAACAGTTTTTTAGCATTAGGGCGCGACATACTAGAGGGAACACCCTTAAGGAATGTATCAAAATCATTATTTGCGACATTCGCTCGTTGTTTGGATGCTGACATTCCCTCAACGCCTTCTGCGTCAGGATCTCTATCCCCAGCAGAAACAATATCAATCTTATCAAAGTCGTAAAATCCGTGGCGGGCCTTTACGCCGTTGTACTTTTTCAACAGCGTTTCAAATTCAGATATTCTATCTTGACCAACAACCATAGTGACTTTCTTAAAGCCTTTGCTGTGTAGCGAGTTAGCAATATCAAAAACGTTTTTGACTTTTTTATCTAAGATAATACTCTTAGCGTGTTTTGGGAACATCTTTCGTGCATGTCCAATCTTTTGCTCATACGTAAGAGGATTTTTCTTAGCATCTTGCGAATGAGACAAGTATATATAGTATGGCTTGTTTCCAGACTTTGAGGAAAGCACATCCATCAGTTTTCCGTGACCCACTGTGGGAGGATTCATCCTACCGAAAGTGAAGAATGCTTCTTTTTCTTTTTGTTCTTGTATGAAGCCTCTGAATGATTTCATTTGTCCCAACCTTTTACGACATCTGGTGAAAAATTATTGTATGAGAATTCCATTCGGTCAACGAGTTTGACAGCACCACCACTGAGTTTGTCGATAGCGACATAACCTTCTGCACCAGTTACTTTGTAGCCTTTATTTGTCTTTACGAACGTGTCAAGACTTTGTAACTCGTTGAGTTTGTTTATGAGTTTGAGTTTTGCGATGACCATCAACTTTTGTAATCTAAACATATCTACAAGATTGACTTTGTTTTTCAGAGAGAAAAACTTTAGCAAATCATCACGCTTCTGTCGTTGTGTTGCTTTGCCTGCAGCCGTCTTGCGTTTATCCGCTTCTTTACCGTACTTATCTTTGATCCAGCGAATCAACTTCTCGGCGTGTGCGACTTCATTCTTGATAATCTCACCACGTCTTACGTAAGTGTTGTTGAACGTCTCGATGTGTTGTGCGAGTTCTTGATTTGCTTCTAACTCACGCAAAGTAGAACCAGCAATGGATCTAAACAGTGTACCAATCTCAGATAATGTTTCGTTAACACTATCCGTCTCGGCTTTCGTCATTGTCGCTTTAGTAACGTCTCGTAGGAATGCGTCTTGCGACCATACGTTTAGTGATTTCTTTAGAGACTTGACATCAACACCAAACGATGCTCGCATAGACTCGAATGTGTTGCCTGTGTATGTTGTATGCCATACGATACCAATCTTAGCGGCACGAATAGGAGAAGACTGTTCAAAAGGAACTGCATACACAATAGTATTAGGATGAAAGGTAACGTATTTTTTACCGTCAATGTTCTTAGCCTTTACGTCACCCCGACCAAACAGAAAGTCGCCTTGAATTACGCCTTTGATTCCCAAAGCAGGTAAATACTTCAAAGCGTCTTTCAGTTTGGCTGCGAGGTCGCCAGACGTGTCT